GGGGCATCAAAGCCAGTGGTCAGCACGGCGCAGTTGGCTAGGGCGCGGATGCGGCCAGCCTTGAAGGCGGACAGGATACGCTCGCGCTCTTGCTTTGGCGTATCGCCGGTCACAACCTCAGCGGTGACTCCGTGCGCCTCACGTAAGATTTCTGCCATATGGCGCGAATGCTCGACGCCAGTGCAGAACAGCAGCCATGATTTGCGGTCACGCCCAATAGCAACAATCTCTTTAGCAATGGCAAAATTATAGAAATCGGTGTCGAGTCGCGCCATGAGTTCGGATTCAATATACTCACCGCCGCGCTTGTGGATGCCGGATAGGTCGTACTGCGTCCCAGTCAGCTTTGAGCGAAGCGGCGCAAGGAATCCACCTTGCACCAGTTCCTCAATAGACACAGGCTTGATGATGTCATCAAAAATGGCTGGCTTGTCAGTGATAAGGCCGTGACCCAAGCGATACGGCGAGGCAGTAAGGCCAATTACGCGCATGTTTGGGTTGATGGCCCACAGTTCCGCCAAGAGGGAGCGATATGAACCTTGGTCCTTGTGGTTAATAAGGTGGCATTCATCAATGATGCACAGGTCAATCCAGCCAATCCGCTCGGCTTTGCTCCGCACCGATTGAATGCCAGCAAACGTAATGGGATTGCCCAACTGGCGCTTGCCGACGCTGGCAGAGTAGATGCCAACCGGGGCATTCGGCCAATGCTGGAGCAGCTTTTCGTAATTTTGCTCGATAAGCTCCTTTTGATGAGTCAGCATCAAAATGCGAGTCTTCGGCCAGGACTGTACGGCGTTCTTGGTTAGGGCGGCAACAATGTGACTTTTCCCGGCTCCGGTGGGCAATTCCAAGCATGGATTGCCGTTGTTGCACCGAAGCCAATCATAGAGATCGTCAATGGCTTTCTGCTGGTAGGGGCGGAGCATTATTTAGTCCCAACATACTCATGTGAATAACATACTCGCTCGACATGGCGCATTTTGTGGCCATCCTCTTTTGTCCCACTATATTGTCTATAATCTATTCGATTTTTCTTGTTTTTGCTGGTGGCTTTCCAATTTGGAGACGCTTCACGATACTCTCCCAAGCGGCGGTGCGCCGTTTTAGAAAAGTAGCGATAGCCGTCCGCAACAAACATCTGGGCAACCGCATCGCTCAAACGAACTCCCAAACCAAGCCCTTGGTAATCGGGAAGGATCACTGTGCGATGCTCCCTCCACCCGTTGCTGAAGTTGCCGTTAGGGAACCTTAGAGCAGAGGCAAATCCAACTGGGATTCCACCCCATACTGCAACCCAGCACCGCGCACTTCGATTGATGTTTCCGTCGAGATAGTGATGCTGGCGGAACATCGGCCAGATGTCGGCGGTACAAGGAACGACTTCCAATTCGATTGCAGGCCGCCGAACCGACCCCCTTCCGGCCAGTTGGCCGGTGCTAGTGTCAAATACCCAATCCGGCTGAAGCCATTCAACAATATCATAGTGGCACGACGCCAGTACAACATTGCGGAGGCGCTTCTTGTCCACGTAGCGACGGAGCGCCACCGAACAAGCCTTGGCCACGTTTCGGTCAACCACAGATGTGTACTCGTCGATCACTGCGTTATCGCGCAATTGGCGAGCTAGATCGGCGCGAAACTTCTCGCCAGTGGATAGGACATGGTAGGGGCGCAGCCATGACGGGATGCTACTGAACCCGACAGCCGATAGGCGTTCGGCTGCGTCATCCGCATCAGAAAAGTGCGATGCTACGGCCATGTTGTTGGCCCACAGGTGAGTTTGCTCTTTACCAAACCTACGAAGCAAACTCGACTTACCTGAGCCGGATGGCCCGACCAAAAGCCCAATGCCGAATTGTTCTGGTACCTCTGGCATCATAGGTACCAAAAATGCCGAGCGACCATCAAACTCATAATCGAACATGGCACTAATGGCCACAGTAATGTCATCAAGCATTACTTCTGATTTTAATTCATAGCTCATCCCACCACCTCCGCATTGGGAAACAATGCCTTGACCGCCAAAACCTCTGGCGAATTAAGCGCCGCAGGGTTTGCCAGAATTTCGCGCGACTTCATGCCGTCAGGCCCGTTCTTAACCCACTGGCCGTCAATCAGCCAATCGACATGCCGCCCGTCATCATGCGACCTCATTTCCCACGGCACCAAATCAGGGTGGATTACGTGGCTATCGCAACCCTCATGCTGGAAGTCCTCTGGAATAGCATTTCCCCACACGCCACAGTGGAATGTGTTGTTAGCCATCGGCGTCACATGACAGCATGTGCGGCAATTCGCATATTTGGTCGGCTCCTGCTTATGGCAGAAGTTATAGGCGGGGCAGAACTTGCACTGATACCACGACGGGTCCGTCGAGATAGGCGGCGGCATCCGCTCGGCCAAAGTGATCTTGTGGCCCCGGTCGATATACTTGTTGGCGGTCTCATCATCTCTGGGGACTATTTCTACATAAATCCTGTCATCGTTTTTGCAAACAGCGAGATATAGGGAGAACGGGCTATTGGTTCCCTTGGCATAACATGCCATCTGGACGTAGTGCTGCCACTTTGCATCCCTTACGCCCTTGGCGACCAGTTCATCGAACGACTTGAGCGCATGGGTCTTGATCTCAAGGACGCCAGAGCGTTTGTCAATCTTGACCACGCCGTCCAGGCTCCCCGAAACGTGGCAACCAAATATGACCCGGCGCTGGGTTTCAGTCACGACCACCCCGATCTCGCGGAGGTCAGACACGACCCAGTTTTCCTCATGGTGGCCGCGCCGGAACAGGCGGAGAATGCGGCCCTCGAATTGTTCCTGAATGGCCCAGCGGAACGACAGCCAGAGCCATCGGTCGCAATGGTGCCCAAGCAGGCTGGCCCCCAAGTGCGGCCTTGGCCGGTTGGGGCGCGATGCGTGGTAGGCGTCGATCAGCGCCGGTATGTTTTCGCCAGCATTTTCCAATGTTACTTCCAATTTCTTCCGCTCCTTGCCATGCGTGCAGCAGACTCCGAACATCCTGTCAGCCTAACAGCGTCGCCAACAGTAATCCGACCGGACCTAAGGTCCGCCACGATGGATTCGTTTAGCCTGACAACTCGCCTGTTCTGGGCCTGCGTCTTTGCATTGGCCCATCGACAGTTTTCTGGGGAGTAGTCCCCGTCGCAGTCTATTCTGTCGAGGCTGTGGTCGCTTGTTGGGGCCAGCCCCATATCCTCTAAGAAGTTTTTAAAGTCAGTCCATCTATCGCAAACCGAAATGCCTCTACCGCCGTAGTTTTGATAGGCGGCGCTGTTAGGATTCTTGCATCTTGTAAGCATAGATGACCACGCATTGTATTCTTTAGATGCGGGCCTACCTTTAGTCGCAGCCATTCCGTGGGCTGTCTGGGTCGCGCTTAAAATATTCGACTTTTGACACCCGCATGATTTAGTTTTACCAGATGTAAGATTGCCCTTAAAAATTTCACGCTCTAGGCCGCAAGCACACCGGCAATGATAAATGGTTCCACACCTTTTGCGGGCAGATGACCTGGCCAAGACTGTCCAGAAACCAAAAGTTTTGCCGGAAATATCCTCTATTCTGCCCACACACACCTCCATTGTTCGTGCGTGTATATCTGCGTTTCTTGAGCAGGTCAACCCCTAAAAATTGCCCCGGCTCAGCCCAACCCAAGCCGGGGCCTAGTTGTTTACTTACGCATCCACGGCGGGGTGCTATCACCCTGGCTGACCGTATTTGCCGCAGCCGGGGCGGCGGCTGGAAGAGGCGAACCAGCAATCGCCTTGAAGCCGGAAATGTCGTTCCGCGCCTCATACTGGCCGCTCGCTGGCTGCGTCTTGACCTTAATCTCCAGTTCACCGCCAATAAGCTGATCGGTGTCCTCAAGGCGCTTCAGGCCAATGGCCCGCATAATCGAGCCAAGCTGCTCGCGGCCAATGCGCTCCGCATCACTGCTCTTATTGCGGATATTGATGTTGCCGAAAATGACCCGCCCCTGATGGGTCGGCCCAACGATGTCGTAACGCACCGCAATCATTTGGCCGGTGCCGTCCTTAGTCGCACGGACCTCAGCCTTGGTGATCTTTGCGCGATACCAGCAGTCCGGCAGCAAATCAAAAGACCGCTCCGATACAGGCATATCATCAACATTAAATGCTTCGCCCAGAAAACTCATTTCTCTTGCTCCTCTGTGATTGAGAATGAAGGCCGACCCGGCTTGGCGGTAATAGCATCCGCCAATGGGCCAGTAATGTCGGGGGCGGTGGCCTTCCATACCGCCATATTGATCTCAGGCTTCCAACGGAACAGGCTGGAGAGATGGTCTGTGAGGCCGTGCTCCCGCGCCAATTCCTGCAACTTGTCGGCATCAACCTTGCGGTCGATTCTGCCAGTGATCTTGATGGTAAAGCCATGAGGCTTCGCGGTTGTGGTCCCGTCAAGATTTTCTGGCACTGCTAGGGTGGAAATCAGCCTGTCCTCAATCGAGCGGCGATTTGCAATTGCCCGCTGCTCGACCCTTTTGGCCTCGATCCACTCTTCAGCAAGTTGAGTGATATTGCTCACGACCCACCGCCAATCTTGCGGATGATGGCACCGAGATCAGGGGCCTCCCACTGAGCCAGCTTACCAGAGCGGTCCTTGGACAGCCAGAAGCCATCATCGCGGCACTGAAGGGCGCGTTGGATGTTGCCATCGGCGTCCCGCTCAAGGCGAAGCGCCAACACAAGGTCGAAGAAATATGGCAGGCCCTGTGTCAGTGACTTACCCGGCATAGATGGATTGTAAGCGATCTTGCCCATCTCGTCGGCAGACTTTTCCAGTTTGGCGCTGAAATAGACGTTCTTGCCAGGTAGATCGCGGAACGAGCGGATCAGGTCGGTCATCTGCTCAGCCAAAGCGCCATACGCTTGGCGCGGGTCTTTAGCCTCCTTCTTTTCGTAGTTCAGCACAACCTCACCGATCTCGGAGATCGAATCGAGAGCGATTGAGTCGAACTGCTTGGCCTCGTCAGACTGACTGGCCCAGAGGAACGCCTCACCAAGATCGGCCATGTTGGCGATCTCAATATACGGCAGGTTGGCGTCCTGAATGGACAGCAGCCCGCCCTCGGCAGAAAGCGTGATCGGATTGGGCAGGGTCGGGATCAAACTGGTTTTACCAGCGCCTGACTGCCCATATACGACCATCTTCACGCCGTTACCGGACAAAGCCCCGGTGCTACGGATGTTGATTGCCATTGATGTTATACTCCACCCACGGTCGGCTGATTCCGGTCGCGGGATGAGTGTCATCATAAGGCGGCTGCGGTTGCCGTCAAGCGAAAAATAATTTGACAGCATTTGGGGCGGGTGGCAGTTTGGCGTGACTGGAAGGAGATTGATTGTGACTGATCCGGTAATCATCCGCGCTAGGCAGATTTTCGTGGAGCGCATTAAGCCTGGACGAGTTCGTGAGCGTGGCGCACTGGGCGGGGCCTATGATGGTGGGACTGACATTCAGCAGTTCATGCAGGAGGCAGAAGAGCAACTGCTGCGCGAGCGGCCAGAGAGCGTGGAGGAATGAGCCTGTACATGAATTAGCTCACTAGTAATCATTAAATACCGCCCCACCGTATCCTTTCCAC